TCCCGATTCGATAGCCCCAATACCAGTGGCTGCGGTATCGCTTCACCCGCCACGGCTTGTTTGGCGGGGCTTCCGGTGCATTTTTCAGCACCGGGTTAACCTCATGCCAAACGATCACGCTGCAATCCCGTTGTTGCGCAGGATTTCGCGGCGAACCCACACGCTCTTTTCGGCAGCGGCGCGGCGCAGGACAGCAGCTTCGCGCATGTTGCGGCTATAGGACTCCATATCGCCAACCAGCACCCAAGCAGTGTGGCTTTCCGTGGCGTGGGCTTCGGTGCGCTCGGCCATTGCGATCAGGGCGGCGGCTGCGACGGTGGGCTTGCGGTTGGTCATTTCGTTTCTCCTGTTTGGGTTGCTGATGGGTTTATTGTAATACGTTTATTGCCATCGTCAACAACTATTTTGTAACACAGCAACTTTTTTTAGCTCTGCAATCCTAGCCCGCACAGATTCCGGCATCGGCGCGCCCTTGTGGGCTAATATTACAGTAAGCGCGTCATGCTTACGAGTGATTACCGGCGCTTCCCAATCAAGCCACCGCTGTTGATTGAGATACGTCACCGGCATCGGCACAAAGCCCCGCAACCAGTCGTCCTGCGTCTTCAGCCATTCAGTATGCGCCTGAATGTGGCTTGCGTTGTTAGCGCATCCAAACTTTGCCCATTTGTTGATGCACTGCTGTTTCGCTACCTTGCGCGGTCCTGCTGGCCAGCTTTTCCACCATTCATTAAATCCGTGCATTGCATTCAGGATTCCCCTTGCAATCTGCCCTTGTGGCACTGTTGCCGTATCTCCAAACAAATCAAGCATTTAAGCCCCCGTCAGATAATTTCACCCAAAGGCCTCCCCTACCCACTGTCTGCGGGTTCAGGGAGGATTCACCACCGATAAACGGTATCAAGATGCCAACTCTCGTTGGTCCCCAGGCTTCTTGATGCGGCCAGCCCCTCAGACTCTTACGGATTTGCACCGGGCGACATTGCTGCCCCTTACTGAGTTCGCGGTTTCCTGGGTGCGGCCCCACTTGCGGCCCATAAGCTAACGCGCCCTGACGGTCGCTAAAAGCAAAAAACCCGTTTAGGTTTTCAGCTTTCCGCCTGGCAGCGTAGGGGGATTGCTCCCCCGGAAAGCCGAAGCCTAAACGGGTTCGGTGTTGTCTTGCTGCCAGGCTTGACATCGGAAATTCTAGCGTCACTTTTGGAAACTTGCAATAGGCGCGATACCGTGATACCGCCCGTATCGCTCCCCAGGCACTTTCACACGGGTGATGATCCAACCCTGCGCCTTCAGGTCGAACAAGCGCCTATGCGGGCTTACAGTCGGCCCGCAGGCTATGATTTCCATGCTGGTCGCTCCCCGCTTGCGCTGCAGAAGCTTGCCGATACGCTGGGTTTGTGTCATGGCATAGCCTTTCCAATCTCTGCTGCTGCGCGGACGATGGCGCGGCGGGTGGCGGCGTAATGGTCGCCATCAGAATCAAGGTGTTGATGCCCGTCGCGCACCGCTTCCCACAAGTTCAACTTCACCGCCAGCCGCAGCGCATCACCATCGTCGGTGAGGGGGTTCCACGCTGGCCCATTCTTGCCCATGTAGAGCGTTTCAGTGCCCCCGCCAGCCTTCACAAACATTGCGTCACTGTGTATCGGATACTCCGCAGCCTTAGCCGCCAGTTCCAGCAGTTCTCTGTCTTTCATCTTCGTCTCCGAATAAATCAGGTTGATCCACAGCGACTACAGCCGTTTTACGACTGCGCCGCACCTCTGCCCTGCCCACAAGATTCGCAAGGCACGTAGGCCCTACAGGAGCGCCGGAAACGTAGCCCGCTGGCTCTCGCATCCAGCGCCCGCAGTTACTGCACTTCACGCGCCCGCCACGCCTTGATCCATCCATGCAGCGTACCAGCTGGAATTGCGTACTTTTTAGCCACAAAGCGCTGAGATGCGCCGTCGTTGATCTCGGCAATGATCTGGGGCAGCGGCGGGTTTCTGTGCTTTGTGTACGGCGTGACGCGGATCTGATAGATGTCAGGATGGAATTTCTTCATTGCCCGCCGCAAAGATTTGAGCGAGCATCCGAAATGCTCCGCACATCGCTCCCAGGTGTTGCCCGCAAGTCGATAGGCTCTCACGGCATCAATGTCTATCCGCGTTGCAATCGGTATCGTTCGCCCATCGCGCACTCGCGGTTTTTTGGCCGCGACCTCTACCTGCTGCGTGTTGCTGCGAGTGGTTTTCGCCGGAGCATCTGCGCCATGCATTTTTGAAAGAATGGATGGCTGGCCGGTGTTCCAGTCAAAAACACTCACGCGGCCTCCGAGAAAAGGCCCACTTGCTCGCGGGTGGCATCGTAAATGTTCTGGCAGGCAAGCTCCCAATATTGCGGCTTCAGTTCGGTTCCAACAAACCTGCGGCCCATCTTCACGGCGCAATAACCCTCAGAGCCAATCCCGGTAAACGGGGAAAAGACCAACTCTCCAGGGTTTGTCCACAGGTGGATGCAGCGCTCAATAACGTCAAGCTGCAGCGGGCACATATGCTTTTCGTCGTTCTCATCCCGAGCGGGCAACTTGTTCAACGTGCGCGACTGGTTGATGTCGTCCCAAATCGGGCTGGCGTACTTTTGCCACATGGCTACCGGAAGATCATCGCCATGCGTTACCCGCTCCGCAGCGTCCCCAGGCTTGCGCATCGTCACTACGTAGTCAGGCAGGCCCATGCGTGACATCGTAGAGTTTTCGCGGATAGTCTTGTGAAGCAGTCCAAGTGCTTTAGTGCGCTGCATTGCGGTTACCGGGTCTTTCCATATGCATACCTCGGAATGGTAAATAAACCCGGCATCCTGAAACGTGCGGATCAAATCCCCGCGAAAGTCCCGCAGGCCGATAAAACCCTGCCGCATCTTTGTCGTCGGCAAATTCATACAGTGAAAGGACACATTGCGCCCTGGCTTCAAAACCCGGAACAACTCGTCCACCAAAAAGCGAAGCTGCCCAGCAAACTCTGCGTCATCCTTGCAGTTGCCCATGTCGTGGTCGCTGTTGGAGTAAACAAACAGATCAGCGAACGGCGGGGAAAACACGCTGTAGTCGATGCTGTTCTCTTCCATGCGCCGCGCCCATTTCACGCAGTCACCGAGATGCACCGTAAAGCCATCGCCAGTATGTGTGCCTTCGCGGTACTCTTCCACGATGTTGGATTGCCCTGTTAGTTCCTGATTCATGATGTCTTTCATGTGTTCAACCATTTGCGCGCTCATTTCGTGGTGTTGCACTTCCTTGCGGCGCAAGTCTGCAAGAATCTGCCCTTCGTTCTCTGCGGTAAACAAATGCACCTGTACGCTGCGTTTTTGTCCGAAGCGATAGCACCGCCGCACCGCCTGATAAAACTTCTCAAACGAGCTATCAAGCCCGACAAAGGCCATGCGTGCGCAGTGCTGCCAGTTCATGCCAAAACCGCAAATTTTCGGCTTGGAAATTAGCACTCGAAGGTTGCCATGCGTAAAGTCCAGCATCCCGCGAGTCTTGACCTCTGCACTGTCAGAGCCTTGCACGTTGATGCTGCCAGGGATCAGGCTTTTCAGCAGTTCTGCTTCGTCGTTCAAATGGCACCATATAAGCCAAGGCTCTGATGTATCGGCGTTAACCACATCAGCCAAAGCACGGCAGCGGGTTTCTACGCTGTTTCGTTGAGCTACGCGGCGCTCTGCAAGCCCCATTGCAGGCCGGGAAAACAGATCGTCTCCAAGCGGTTCGGTTTCCACGACATGCTCAACGTACTCAGGCGACGGCAGCAAGTACCGCGAGCCATCAAAGCCAATATCGGAAGGGTTGCGAAGCACGACAGACCATTGCCCCATCCACGCCCAAAACTTAGATGCGCCCCAGCCCTTCAGACGCCATGTGCCGGTATCGCCGGTATCGTTTACGAAATACGTAGCCAGCATCTCCGAGCGTGTCATCACTCCGAGAAACTCGCATTGGTTGCCCAGTTCCTCAAAATCGTTAGGCGACGGCGTAGCAGTGCAGGACAGCCGATACGGGACACCCTGCGCGGCTTCTATCAGCTTGGTGCGGGTCTTGCCGTCGTGCGCTTTCAGGATAGATGATTCGTCCAGCACCAGCCCATGCAGTTCGGTAAAGTCAATGGCGTCCATGCGCTCATAGTTTGTGATCCACACACCCGGCCCTGCAGGGGGGTCACCATGCGGCACGCGAAATACTTCAATGCCAAACGACTTGCCCTGCTCTATGGTCTGCTCAGACACAGCCAGAGGCGCAAGAATCAGCACAATGCCGCTTGTGTGCCGCGCAACGTCATCAGCCCATGCCAATTGCATCAACGTCTTGCCTAATCCCGTATCAGCAAAGACTGCAGCGCGACCGCGACGGATAGCCCATGACACAATGGCGTGCTGAAAATCAAACAGATGCTCATTGAGTGCGCCGGGTTTGTGGCCGGTGGCAACTTCAGATCGCCGCTTGCTTGCGACAAATGAGTCGTAATCGTTCACTGCGTTGCCTTTTCAATCGCCGCAACGGTGGACAGCTTCACATCAGCGGTTTCACCCGCCTTGATGCGCCGCAACGTCCGCACGTTGATGCCGGTTTGTCTTGCCAGTTGACTAAGGTTTGCGCGGGCAAGAATTGCGCGAAGTTGTTTCATGGTCATGCGCAGATTGTGACAGCAAAACCCTAGGAAGTGCAAACCCGACTAATCTGCATGGTCATTTCAAAAAGGACTTGCATGCCCTAGTTAATAGGCGCAGAATTCACCCATCGCAACAAACAACCCACCGGAGCAAAACATGAGCACATTCCAGAAAGTAACCATCGGCGGCGATGAGTACACCAAGAGCGTGACGCAAGGCAAGTTCGGCCCGTTTGTTGACTACCGCGTAATCCGCGTTTCTGCCAACGGCAAGCGCACATCCGCAAAGATGAACCCGACCATCCACCGCTATGCGATTGCCCGCGTTGAAGCAGCTCTGGCAGCGCAAACAAACAAGGACACAGCATGACAACAACCCTCGCCAACATCGGCGATTTCCAGTGGCACAAAGCTGCGCTGGACGTTGCACACAAATCGCATTGCAAGCACAACGGTGAACCAGAAAAGTTCCCTTGTCGCGTGGTGTCGGAATTTTGGGACGACCCTAATGGACCGTACACCTACAACCACAGCTTCATTTATCAGCAATCCGTGATTTGCGACCACTGCGGAAGCGAATCAATTGTCTGGCCGCGTCAGGCAGCCTAACCACCCACACTAAGGAGCAGACATGACCGACACAATCAAAATCCTCCACCGCTACACAGGCGCAGTCCTGTTTGAAGGCGATGCAGGTATGACGATGCGCCAGACGCTGGAGAAGGCGACGCTTGCCAAGGCAAACCTGCGCGGCGCGGACCTGGGCGGCGCGAACCTGTACGGCGCGAACCTGTACGGCGCGGACCTGCGCGGCGCGAACCTAGGCGGCGCGAACCTGTACGGCGCGGACCTGCGCGGCGCGAACCTGTACGGCGCGAACCTGGGCGGCGCGAACCTGTACGGCGCGGACCTGCGCGGCGCGAACCTGTACGGCGCGAACCTGGGCGGCGCGAACCTGTACGGCGCGAACCTAGGCGGCGCGGA